GAATTTTTAAATCGATCTATTACTGCATCTCAATTTATGCCGCTACGGCTATCGATAAATCCGTAGCGGCTTTTTAATCGCCTTAGCCATGTTCTTGAATGATGGCCAGGCAACGGTTAAGCAGTTTCTAAAGCCCTCAGCGCGTTATACCTTGTTTGCTTTTTCATTGCGTCAAATTCGCAAATACTCGTAAAAAGCGCTGTATTAGGTGATTTGACAACGTTCTTCTGCCATCCTGATCTTTGTCGCTTTACCATACTCAAACAAAAAGCAGTGTTTTTTCTCAGTGGGGCAATTGCCATACTAAATCCGAGTTTTAGTGGAATAGAGTGAACGGTGACCAACCGTCGCTAAAACACACGAAACAGTGAAAAAGCAGGATTTATTGGGAATTAGACCAGAAGTACAAAAAATAAAAGCCTTCTCAATGGAAGGCCAAAATTTGTGACTGGCGGAAAAGGGGGGATCAGCAAAATCAATGTCTCTAGCTGCCGCAAAGTCTTTAGCCGATAAGATGAGGGCTAAAATAGCTCAGGGCATTGATGTATTCAGTAAAGAAACGGTTTCCGAAAAGCCCCATTATTTCAAAGATGACGCACTAATCGTTGTTGAGAAAATCAAAGAGGCCAGACGCTGGAAAAATCCAAAAAGTGAGCATCAATGGCTTGCAACACTTGAAACGTATGTTTTCCCAAAAATCGGCGATCGTTTGACCGATTCAATCACTCGCGATGACATTTACGAAATACTAAGCGATATCTGGGAAACGAAAAACGATACAGCGACAAAACTCAGAGGCAGGTTAGAAAATATATTCGATTATCTGTCTTTTATGGATATCTACTCACACCCAAACCCTGCAAAGTGGCAGGGAGGGTTAAGTCTATTATTGCCAATGTCGTCAAAGATTCATAAAGTCGAACATCATGAAGCGCCCACAATTGAAGAATTACGACAAGTGTCAAAAAAATTCATAAACTCATTTTTCCCATCTCATCAGGCGATCATGTTCGGAATTATGACAGTAGGGCGCGTAAATGAATTTTTATACGCAAAATGGGATGAAATAGACTTTAAAGAAAACGTGTGGAATTGTCCGAGACGAAAAGACGGGAAAGACTATCCTCACCGCGTCCCACTACCTACACAACTGATTGATATGCTGAAAAGAATCCCTCGAATTGACGGGATTGATCTGATTTTCCCGAGCAGGAACGGGGCTCAGATGTCTATTGATACGCCCCGCCAAATTTTACGAAAGAATTTAAAACGGCAGGTAACAATGCATGGATGTCGGAGCACGTTTAGAGACTGGTGCGCAGAAAACGGGATTGATCGAGTATTAGCTGAAAAGAGTTTAATGCACGCGACAGGCGGCGCAGTTGAGCAAGCGTATCAGCGAAGCGATCTTCTTGAGCAGAGACGGCCGCTCATGCAAGCATGGGCAGACGCATTATTAAAATAATCCTTGACCTTTTGAAAAACTTTGTATATAATTCAACTATAGAGAATCAAACAAGGAGTAAAAAATGAGTGAACGCACATACAAAATCGCTGATGCAATCCTTGATGGTGCTATCGAAGAATATCGAGAATTCAATTTAGCAAGCGCTGATGCTGTTTCTGATTACGCCGAGAACGGAATGGGCATTTTAATCAGCGACGATGAAGCCGAAGCGATTTTGAAGGCTTGCAAAGAATACTTGGCGATTGTTGAAGGAGAAGGATTTGATGGACAAGGACAGCTCGCTTGGGATCGAACCATCGGCGCTCTCTACGATTACGAAGAAAAGTAATCGGGGCGGGGCTAGAAAAGGAGCCGGAAGGAAACCGGCTTCCGAGCCGAGAAAATATGTAGGCTTATGGCTAACGCAAGCTGAACATGAAAAATTGAAACAAAAGGGCGGCACGAAGGCCGTCCGAGAATGGCTAAATAGCTAGAACAAAGCCGGAGCGATGCCCCAGCTTTTTAACAACTTGAGTCCATTAAAATGGACTCAAAAAAGTTTGTGTCAATTATTTTGGCTTTTAATTGACACAAATTCAGTTGAGTCGAAATTGGGCAATTTTACGGCGGTCCTGCTCACCACCCATACAGAGAATTAGGCAATAATAGTGAGCTATACCTCACTATAAACAGCTATAAAAACGAAAGGGACTTAAGTTGCAGCTTAAGTCCCCAATAAAACGTGAGAAGTGAAACGAAGCTACGACTCACGGCGTTCAAAATTGGAACAAGGTCATTATACAATAGTTTGAACAACCTTATTTCATCATTGATCGAGTTCGGACAACAAGGCGTTGTGCAAAGTCATCCAGTCCGACTGCCACGTCTGCCATTCTTGCTCTGTCATTTCGACATTGCTCGAGGGTACGTTCTCGATTTTTGTATGCGTCGAGCTTGCGCACGATGTCAGCGTGAGACTTGCGAGCAGAGCTGATATCAGACAAAAGACGTGATATTTTCTCATCTTTTTCCTTTAAAACGGCTTCGGTTTGGTTTTTATAGGCGGTTAATGCTTCATTGTCGGATTTTGTCCAGGCCGCATTGACTCTCGCTTGTCCGTACTCGTTTCCGAGCACAAAAGCGATGATGACAGCAACAATCGGAAGCCATGATTTGAGAGCCTCAATCATTTCAAAACCCCGTATTCAATGCTGAGGGCAAGAAGAAAATAAGATACCGCCGAATTCGCCGAGGCTGCTTTTCGAAAATAGCCAGAACACAAAGCCGCAAATATAAATGAAGTTATCAAAATCACTCATTCTGGCTGATCTGATATTTCTCATCCATCACGGCGAAGGCAAGGTAGTGAAAAACCTCGTCACGGGCTTTTGAAAACGACAATTCGTGAGCAATCTCTTCTTTGAAGTTGCGACTATCAACACACGAAGCCGTCCCGGTCACGGTAAAGCCGTTTTTAAGCACAATGCAGCAAACCATTGTCGCAGTACCCGGTACTCGCCAGAATTCTCTCCGATCAATCATTGCATCGACGATTTCAGACTTCACGTAAGGGTATTTAGCCTGAACACGGGCTTTTTCTCGGATTTCATTGGTGTTCATGTTTGGTTTCTCCAACGATTTTTTCAAAGTCTGACATAAAGCGATCAAGAGAGCTAGGTACCGCAGGATATAAGCCATCAGAGCACATTAGACGCTCGATATTGCGCCTCGTTTCAAGCCCCTTGTACTTCACACCGCCCGAGTAAACCCACGCCTTTAACCCTTCACAAGCACCCTCGTAGTCGCCAGCATTGAGTTTTTTTAGCAAAGTCGAGTTACAAAAGGCCTCTCCACCGACATTAAATGTGAAGCTTAGAAGTGCGTCATACTCACTTTGTGACAATGGTACTTTGACGCACTTCACTAAATACGCTTGGTGCTTCTCTAAATCATCTTTGAGCCATGTCACGGCTTGCGACTCGGTAACTAACTGACCGACTAGTAGTCTTTTATCAGCATGGCCAAAACCGCCAGTGGGCGAGTCACCGGGGACCGGGATCATGACGTGATCGGAGAAACCCTCGAAGTTTGCAATCGAAATAATCCCGGCAAGGCTCACACTAAGCGCTGTAACTGCGTATCTCGCCTTACTCATTCCCCTTCACCTTTTCCAACTTGTTTTTCACGTCAGAGGATTCAAGTGTCGTCACCGGAACAACGGCTTTTCTCGGCACCGCTAAACGATATAGGTAACGAAGGGCTTCAATGACTTTCGGCAATGCGCCGATTAGCATGAAAAGTAGATAGCAACACGTCAAAATACTGACCCATGTTTCAATCGGGAAACCCATAACACCTGCCCCCGTTACCGCTATGCCGGGCGAAGCTTTCGCGACGCCGCTCGCTCCGCTTGCAGTAAACCCGGTAACAACTCTTTGCAGAGCGCTTTGCGGCTTAGATTCATCACACATAAAAATAACCCCGCCCGAAGTTAGCAACTAAAAGAAAAGACGGCCGGCCCCGGCACCGATAAAAAATGAGACAACGGACACAACAATCCAAAATTTGCGAACTTCGCGCCGGGTTTTGGTATCGAGTTGTTCTTTTTCAATATCGACTTTTTCTTGAATCTTTTCAATGGCTCGATCACCCAATTCCTCAACCTTAATGCCGATTCCCGTCAGCATGGATTTCACTTCGTCTCTTGTCATATGTTTCTCCTTTTTTTCGACTTGTTGAATTACTTGTTGAAAATCAACAAGTGGGAACTAAGTGGGAATCGTGCCCACTTCGTTCCCGCTTATCGCAAAATCGTTCTCACTTCACCGGATTGCAGTAAAGCCAAAACTGCGCAATAAACGGCTTTTCGTTCCAGAGCTTCCAACCGAAGCCAATTCGAACGCACTTATTCCACTTTCCGAAAAGTTTGTAGTGCTTCACGTAGTACCATTGAAAAGCTATCTTTTCGCCGTCTCGGAAAGCTTCTCGGTAGCACTTGCCCGAAATACCGGATTGATCCCCAATATCGGGGTTGCCTTCGCACGTAATCTCGTCCGTTTCTTCAATCTCGACACCGCAAACTTGCATATCAAAGCCGTAGCAGACATTGCGCAAAAGCCAGGCCACTCGCCGGGCATAGGTCCAGAAAATGCCGTCTTTAGGCCATCTTTCCCGGTGTCCGTCGTCGCCGTCACATGAGTTATCCGGCGTGGCAAACCACGATAACCAGTCAGGCAAGTAGCCATCATCGTCACAAAAAAGAGCGACTACCGGAGCCAAAATTCGCCCGACAATAGACATAAAAAAAGACGGCACGATTAGTGCCGCCCACTTGAGGTAAATGCGCATTCAAAAACCTTTATAAATAAACCGTCATTCCTGCCAACTCTTGTTTCAACCGCTCAATCTCGTCCTGCCGTCTCTTTCGCTCAACTTCTTTTCTTAAGCGCTGTAATTCTTCAATCTGCTTTCTGTCGAATTCGTCATCATCCGTCTTAGAAAAACGATTGATTGTGATAGGCCGTCCGAAATTGTCACGAAGTGAATTCACTCTTGAGTAAAAGTCGTCAATTTCCATCGATATTCCTTTTAGGCTATTCTTCGCCACATATAGCAGGCGATATAAGGTTGCATTAAATTGAAAGCGGTGTCTCCGCCATTTGAGTTGATATTCCCTGAAACGCTGAAAGAGTGAGTATGCGAGCCAGAAGACGATGACCTGCCAACATTCGCCGAACTGCCGACACCTTTAATAGTGTAATTTTCCAAGTAGTTATTGCCGTAAGCTGTAGCTGCGGCTTGCTGAGATGAGTTGATAACTACCGCACTATTCACACCAGGAGCGCTATATGTATTTGCAAATAAGTAATGCGTGTGACCACCACTATTACTCGTTGATCCCGAACCTGAAAACGTTCCGCCGTGATTATGCGAAGGCATTTCATTAACGGTCAGCTTATGCGTACTTTCTCCACCCGTGCTACCAGCCGTATATGTTGAATTAGCACCGATTAGTACACGGCCCTCATTAAGAGGTTGCCATGTTCCTCCAAACAATCGACCTGGATCGGTATTGTTAAAACTCATATAAACCGATCCAACTGGATAAGCAGCTAAGGCTCCCGAAGTTTGAAATTGCTGTTTTATCCAATTCAGCGTTTTCATAATTTCAGTTTTTACATCGTCAGAAGAGCGTGATACCCCCCCCCACCCGACACGATTCTGTTATTCAAAATCGAAGTCAGCATAAATTGCTCCTTAAAAATTAAGCCGTGCGTTTCCACATATACACGGCAAGGTAGGGCTGCATATTGTTGTGAGCAGCGTTTGAACCTTGAGAATTGATGTTCCCGGACACGGAAAAAGTATGGGTATGGGAACCACTGCTAGATGTGTTGACTGAACCTCGCCACCCGCCAGTGGCATTTTCCCCATATTGATATGATGTACCATCTGGATACCAGACTTCTACCGTGTGACTATGTCCGCCTGAACTAGAAGTCGTTCCACTACCGCTAAACGTGCCACCATGATTGTGGGACGGCATTTCATTCAGTGACAACACATGAGTCGCCTCACCTCCAGTCGATCCTGCTGGGTAATTTGAACCCTGGCCAATTAAAACCCTGCCCTGTTCTAGTGATTCCCACGTACCACCGAACAAAACAGCCGGGGAAGTTGCGTTGACACTCATATAAATAGAGCCAACGGGATAAGCACTTAAACCTGTAGAATTCGACAATTTTTCTTTGACCCAATTTAGGGTTTTCAGGACTTCCGTCTTTACGTCAGCCCCCCCGCACGTGATGCAACCACTTGATTTATCATACTTTTTCCTTTATAAGCGATTTAAGAAAATCCGTAAACCGTTACTATTGGAGTAACAGTTGTTGTACCATTTCCATCTTGTTGAGATATTGATCGGACTGTTACGCTGTTCGATCCAAAAGAAACGTAACAGGTTACTGAACTCGCCACACTTCCAGAGTTTCGTTCATATTGGACGCTACAACCTCGAATAGTCATTGAACGGGCAAAATAGATAGTCTGAGTATTTGTGTCACCAGGTGTCGCATAGTCCCTTCGGTTAAACGAAAAAGACGAGCCTCTATTCCATGCGACCGTAAAACCTGTTGCGGGATCACGAGCATATCCACTTGTTGCATTACTTGCAGACCATGAACCACCGATACTTGGTTTCCCCTGCACATTGGCCCATTGGACGCTATTGGCTGAATCCGCTACGGCAGCACTGCTGGCTTTGGCTGTTTTACCCAAGTAAAGTCCGTCTGCTGTTGCCCTTGTCAAAAAGCCGCTTAGCTGAGACTTTACCCAATTAAGCGTCTTCAAAACATCAGTTTTTACCCCACCCATGTCGCGGGGGCTGATTTCGCTACCTTGCATTTTTTAATCCTCCGTTATGCAATACGCTGCCCACGGGCCACGCAGATAACGCGCTAACGCTTTCAATGCGCTCTTTCATCCAGTTGTGCTTTTTTAAAACTTCTCTCTCTGCCGTCATTATTGAATCCCATTTTCAGAGTTGAATTGTTTGAAGGCGTCATAAATGCCTTGAGTGACCTCATCTGTTTCTTCAAGCTCAGTTTTTGTTGAGTACGTCGTGGAAATCGACTGTTTCAATGACTCGATGACACCTTCAATGTACTCAACCATTTTCTGCTTGAATCGGGTGAGGCCAGCAAGATCTAAAAACTTGTTGGCCATGCCTCACCTCGCTAATTAAGCAGCTTCGTCGAAAAGCGCATCAATTTCACTCGTCGAAATTCCCTCGAAAACCACCATCGGAGCCATTGGGTCCCAAGAGGTGCCGTTCCAAACGACGTTCGTTCCAGCTTCGATACCGTGTTCGGAGTCAGCGGCTTCGACGTTGTACATATCGCCGTTACGAACGTCAGAACTTGGCAAGGCGGCGTAATTTTCGACGCTCCCTTTGTAAATGACGGCCGTTGCAATATCGGTTTTCTTAGCATAGCCAGACAAGTCAATGTTGACGCCTTTAGAGTTCACAGGAAGCGGAGAGCCATCAACACTCACGGATTCCAAAACGTTCACTTGAGCGCCTGCAGCGATTCCTTGCAACTTGCTGAAGTCTTCCTTAGCCATTAAGCCATCGGTTTCAGCAGTCGCCTTGCTGTACGTGACTTGCTCGCCAGGAATGCCTAACGCCGTGATATCGGATTTCACAACGGCAGTGCCGACGGTTACGTGGCCATTTGCATCCGTTGTAATTTTGTAAAGTCCATTGCTTAATGCGCCAGCAGTGGAGGTCGGGTGTTGATAAACAGGAGAATCAACGCCGTCAATTTTGATGTTGCCGTTGGTTTCTGAATCTTCAACTTTCGTTGCGCCCTCGGAGATTCCTTCAAGCTTTGTAAAGTCTGAAGAGCTCATCAAACCGTCATTGCTACCGCTTGCTAAGTCAAAATGTGAAGCTGGAATAGTGACTGTTCCGAGGCTTTCACCGCTGACACTTGTCAAGGTAATAACCTGACCGCTAATTGAAATACCGCCACCGACAATAGCCTTCAACTTGCTGTCGTAGTACGCTAAACCGGTTTGGTCAAGAAATTTATTTGCCATTTTTAGATTGCTCCAAAAAGATTGTTAATGTAAGAATTGTCGATAGTCTCGGTCACTCCTGCCTCGCCCCTATCGCCCTTATCCCCTTTTGGGATTCCGAATGTAAAAGAGGGGTTTTCGTCAGTTCCCTCTTTAACAACTGTTGCTTCGCTTCCTTCGGGAAGTGTCTCAGCTTTGACATCAATTACGGGGGTTTTCCCGTTCTCTCCGTCTTTGCCATCTTTCCCAGGCTCGCCTTGTTCGCCTTGAGGACCTTGAATCCCCGGCACACGCACCTGAAAAACTTTTACATCGTCACATTGACACGTCATTTCGTTACCCCCGGTCGAACCGTTATTGTTCCTTCAAGCAATCGGAAAACGTGGCCATCAGCACTTGTTAAGAGAATGTCATAGAGCAATCTCACCGGCGGATACTGCGACGTGACTTCGTGGGGAAAATCCGCTTGAATCACGGCATTTTCTGAATCAATGACTAAACGCCCATTTTCCGTACTCAACTCATCAATCGGCTTTGCTGCATAGACTTGCTTAATCTGCATCTTTGCCGAGAAGCCGTTCATTAAGAGAGCATCACCAATTCCCGTGAAGCAAACAAAAAGGCACTGAAAATCAGTGCCCCTATTGATACAAAAATCGTATTTTTGAGCCATATCTATTCAATTCCGTTTTCTGTATTGAATTCGGTAAACGCCTCATAGATTCCATGAGCTGTCGGATCAGCGGGAATATCGCCAGAACTGATAGCCCCGATATTGGTTCTTGCTTGAGTTTGCTGCTCGGTTGTTAATTGCTGAGAAACATACAAAACAGCGTTTGTTGTCCCCGTCGTAATAGCTGAATCAACATATTGCTTCGTTGCCGCCCCCATTGCGTTTGTCGGATCGGCGTTTAATATGAGCGAGCCGGTCATCGTGCCGCCGTATATCGGCAAGTAAGTTGACTGGGCATCAGTTTTCTTTAGATATGTCGTGTCAGCCGCATTGATTGATAAATAAGTAGCCTGAGCGCTTGCAGTCGTCAGATAGGCGGAAAGGTCAACATTGCCGCCGAGGTTATCCCAGCCGTTAGCGGTCCAGGCCAGGTTATCGCCTGCCTTGACGTTGTGTTCAGCATCGGCTTGAACGACGTTATAAGTGTCACCGACTTCAACACCTTCGACAGGCAAGTCAGCGTAGGTTTCCACGCTTCCTTTGAATTCATAAACACTCGATAACTTCGCATCAACTTCGCTCTTGCTATACGTATCCGATTTTGTCGCATAGGTATCGGCGATGTTGTTTCCGTTTTGATCGGCAATCGCCTGACTAACCGTTGCGGTGAGCGTCCCCGTCACGGTTAAATTGGCCGCTACCGCTTCGCCCGTGAAATTCGGCGAATTGATCGGCGCATAGGTATCAACAATGTTATTACCGAGCTGATCAGCAATGGCTTGATTAGCCGTACCATTTAGCGTGCCGTTTACGGTAAGGTTTGCCGTCGTCACGGTGCCGGTGAAAGTCGGATCAGCGACTGGAGCCGCTCCGATATTCGCTCTCGCCTGTGTTTGTTCACTCGCTTCAAGCGATTGAGCCGTAAATAGAACGGCTTCTTTCGACAAATTCCAGGCCTCATTCGACACGCCGGAAACCTGAGCAATTCTCTCGGTCAAGTCGGTATTCATTTCTTCAACATCAGTCTGTAATGTAGAAAGACTAGTGTTGATTGTGATGATGCTTTGAGAATTGGCAGTAGCGAGCGTTTGAGCGTTCTGAGCGGTCGATAGCCCTAAATCAGCCGTATCTTTGGCTTGTTGGGCCAAGAGTAACGCCTGATCGGTGTTCTCTTTGTTTTCGACTGTTTGGGTGCCGAGGTCGTTAATCGCGTCCTCAGTCTGCTTCATAAAGGCCGGGCCGCTGATTGATCCGCTAATCGACAATGTGTATTTAAAATCGTACTTTTCCGGCATTGTTACCACCCGCAAGCGTACCAACTGACGTTACCGAAGCGCCAGGCGCTCACGGTAAATTGACGCGTTGAAATCGGATTTAAAACGCAATAGCAGTCGTCAGGATGCCCGCCGCTAGTCGGAGTACCCTGCAAACAAATCGAGCTGACGTTTGTGAAGTTTCGGACGAAGTTAAATGTTCCCGAATTCCCACAAATTCCGTGTTGCTCAATAAATCCGTCACTCCACTCACGCCACCATGAGTTACCGCTACGACTACTATTGACAATGTACGCAGACGGTTTTGATTGACCGATTAAATCCTTAACCCATGCCGTGTTTGGAATTCGTGTTGAATCGTCACTAGCTGACGGCGTGGGCACCGTAGGCGTACCCGTGAAATTCGGGCTGGCAAGTGGCGCCGCCCCGATATTGTTTCTGGCTTGCGATTGCTGAGAGCCGTTTAAACTTTGAGCCGTGTATAAAACGGCGTCCAGGTCAACCAAATTCCAATACGCAGGATTAGAGCCCGGCGTGATAAGGTTTGAGCTAGGGCCGTTAGGCTGCAAACAGCGATACTTTTTCCCGTTGTACAAAATCTCGTTTCCGGCTTCGTAATCAAACTGCGCGGCGTAATTCATTAAGCCGCCTTGCTGATACCAAAGCAAAAACTGAGAAAAAAGAAAATTCACGCCGTTAAAGTCGAGCCGATCAGGCGGCAACCCGCCTTGTCTAAGCGGCAAAGATGTCTCCGGCGGAAAGCCCAATTGCTGAGAAAGCTTTCCGCTCCCGGCTTCGTCTGAAGTCACCGGCGGTAGGGTTTTATCCCCCTCTGAAGCAATCGCAGACGTTAAAAAATACTGAGGATATTTACTCGGCATATATCTCGCTCGCTATAAAAAATCCACAGGGGTTTTCCAAAAATCCCCCGGGGTTTTGTGAAATCCATCAGGGATTTTTAAGAAAACCCTTGAGGTTTTTCCTTGATTAAATGTTTCTGAATACGCTTCTGACGCCACCAAACGGCATTTGATTAAACGGATGAAGCCCCGATCCTAAGAATCCAAAGGTATCCTCACTTAAATTCGTAATGACTTCATATCCGACGCCTGCGCCTCTTGTTAACAATCCGTAATGCTGCAATATGAAGTTTTGTGTATCGGTAATTTCACCCAAAACACGCAGACTGATCGTCATGTTGAGGTTATCGACTACATAGACGCTAACGCCCAAAAGCTGCTGCAAGAGGCTATTCATTTTGTAGATAGAGCTATCGGCGATGTTTGCAGCCGCCCGGTAGAAAATCAAGAATCGGTATTGATCATCACTTAAAAGTATTTCCTTGTTATCTACCGTTAACTTTCTTGACGCACCGACTCGATCACCCCACCAGTCCAGGAAAACGCCTTTAGCAATGTTCGGATCACCGAGGGCAACCAATGCCTTCTCGAAGTCGTTCGTTGCGTCTATCGTGTCCTGGAACAGTTTGCATATAGCTTTCAGACGAGGCGACGTATCGTATTGCGATTGGATCGCTTCGCTTTCAATTGACTCAACATCGGGCAGTCTATTGAAGTCTTCAACTTGCGTTATATCTCGCCATGTTTGGGTATTTGTGGCCATTGATTACGCTCCGGAGAATACAAACGATATGTTGTCGCTTGTCACGCTAGGCTCAATATCGGCGTTAATCACTAACCGATCAGTCCACCCCGTTGGTTCGTCTAAAGCAATCTGAATTGACCTGACCGGCACCGTCGTTTGATCGAAAATCGAATTCCTGAATCGGTCAGCGTAAACAATTTGAGCAAAACCGAGGCGTGGGTTTTCGAGCTGTCCTAAAGCGTCGTTAATAATCGCTTGTTTAACGGCTGACTGCGTTCCGTCGTCCATTGCATCGGTGTAAAAGTCCACTTTGACGTAAAAGTTTTGGACTGTCGGACGGTAAATCGGATAACTGTAAGTGGTGTTCGAAAATTCCGAATCGGTAAAGCTAACGGTTGTATTGCCGTCCATGCTTGTACCGCCCATCTTTGATTTATAGATTGATTCTGCAATCGCCGAATCATCACCACCAAAGACACAAACTGCAATGCCGTGAGCCGGAACATTCACACCGAATTGTGTATCGGCAACGCTTGAGACGTTTTCCAGCACCTGAACATCGATCACGCCGTCAATCTCAGCGATATTCGCCTCGATAGTGGCAACATTGCCGATAGAGTTAATGGCAACCGATTGACGATAGCGTGTTCTTAATTCCGCATCAGATTCTCTGTCTCGACCAGTCACCCCACCTTCAGGGTTAGTCACGCTATCCCATCCCGGGATCACCGTCACTATCTGAGTCACCGACTCGCTTGCCACTTCAAGCGCTCCGTGTTCGACGGCCGAGAATGTTGTTAAAACCGTACCGTCATCGCCGATTGTTGCGCCTAACGCAACATTATGTCGGTATTGATTGCCATCAGTATCTTGAACAATCGCACCGTAGGGAATGAATGTCCCTTTTAATCCGGTGCATAAACATTGGACGATTGTGGCCTCTGATAACTTTCTTGAGAGAAAATACAACGAAACCAAGCCATCAAGGTATCGTCCTTCGGATATATTGAGGTTATTTTGACCGGCAACATAAGCAACCTCGCTATTTTTAGCGATAACCTCAGCAGCCCAGGCGTCCACTATCTGCCCCATTGGAGACGTCGGATCAATGTTTAAATCCGGATCATCAGGATTTAATTTAAATGCCTCTTGTACCGATTGACCGAGGTCAGTCACCACTTCCGACGCTTCCGGCACCTCAATGCCCGTGATCGGATCAAATACTAACTGCGCCATTGAAACCGTTCTCCGTTGTGATTTTGATCGTTCCGTGAAGTGTTCTGTCGTTCTTTCCGAGATAAGTGAGCGTCACTTCATCCACGCTCTCCACGCCGTCAACACTTGCAGCCGTCTCTCTTAATCTGGCTCTAACTACCGACGCCCTCAGCTTTTGCCCCAGTTGATCATCAAACCAAGGCACTCCCCGATCACGATCAAAATACAAATCATTAGTAAAGCATCGGCAGGCATTGGCGACATTCTGCAAAATCGCCTCGTCTGATTTGATTGTTTTAAGCGAGCCGTCTGCGCCTATCTGTAAATCCCAATTTTCAGAGTCAAGCGCTAAAGTGTATGAAGTAAAAGGCATAAGGACACCTTATTTTGAAAGCTTCTCAACAATTTCAAGGAAGTAATAGCCTGCCGTGATGACAGCTGCGATTGTTGCGAAGGTGCAAACCACACCCGAAACAAAACCTTTCCAAAATGATTGTTTTTTCTCGATTTCTGTCATCTTTTCTTCTAGCTTTGTCATATAATCAACTTGTAATCAATGCTCTTATTTGATTGCTAAAAGCCCCCGAGGTCAGCCAGACTCGAGGGCTTATTTTTTCGATATAATTGAAGTGCGAGATCAAGGTTGTGTATGGGAAGTCTGCCTACACGTAAAGTCATTTACAGTGCTTGCATCTGACCACCTTGATCAGCTTTCTTTTCCAGGGAAATAGGCTGTTATAACGAGGTGTTTGTTTTCACCTTTAAATGTTTCAGATATGCTCACAACCATACCTTCGTAGAAAAGACCGATACTTCCACTTCTTTGATATTTTTTCTCTTTCACTCCGTTTTGTATCGCCTGGCATAGACTATTTAGGACATTTTCAACAGACTGTCCTTTTTGGATTCTCTGGCGAATAATGTGACAAAGACCAGCCTCAGAGTCTCCCCAAACCAAATCTATATCACCTATGTCATCACGGTGAAACGCTGCTTTGATATATCCTTTTTGCTCTTTTAACAAACGGTTTAAGGCCTTTTCTCCTTTCAGATTCTCGCCTTTAATTTCCTCTCCATAAAACTCTGTAGCAGTCTTTGCTTTGTGTTCTCTTTGTAGTTGCTTCTTTGACTTATTTCGAGTTTCGTTTTCTATTTTCTTTCCAATCTCGCCGAGAAGATTTTCTCCATCTGTTTTAACGTGAACGCCATTAACAGTGATCCAATGTTCTCCAGAATCTGCTTTATCTTCGTCAAAGGCTATTTTTCGATTCCTTGCGTAAGCAAAACCTTTAGACCATGCGAGTCCTAAAGAAAAAGCCTTTCCCATTCGTTTTGCTGTTTGTAATTCCATGCGAATTCCCTAATGAGCGGTGCTTGTTTCGTTACCGTCGCCTTGTTCTGTATGAGTGTGGCTCTTGAGCGATATGCCATCGGCCGATACGTCACCGCCCGTCACGCTGACGTTACCTTGAACGCTTGCGCCAGAGCCACCGCTGATTGTCATGCCGCCCGTCCCGGTAATCAATCCGTCAACATTCAGATTACCTGTGCAATGTGTCGTCGGACTATTGATCGTTGCCAAATCCGAAGCGTTAATCGTCGAGGTTTTGCAGTTAACCGTAGTCGCTTCTGGTGCATTGATCGTAATGTTTCCGCTTTGGTCAAAGACGATTGAAGTATCGCCTGAGCCTTTATAGAAGCCGCCGAGGTAGAAACCGTCACTCATGTCATAGTTTCGGAAAGAGCCGGCCGGCTGAGGCGCGTTGGTATCCGTCTTAACTAAACTCGAATCGCATTGAGCGAAAACCGCTAACCCGATATCGCCAGGCTGTGGATCGCAAACAATCGCGCACCGCCCGGCGTACATTCTGAAAAACGGCAACCGAGGGATTGGAGCCATCTGAATCGTGTTGTTTTGCGGATCGTGAGCCATCACCAAGGGCAAGGCTTTCACGTATCCTGCAGCATTGCTATTGCCAGGGAAAACCTCTTGCACCATAACCGGAATCGCCGTGTTAATCATTTTTTTAATGATTGAACGGACAATAAAGTCAATTGCATTCGGGAAGCAGTTTTGCGAATAAAGCCCGCGATTGGAAAAAACAGACTCGCTCATAATCCGTAATTGAATAGACTTTCTATCGTCGTTTGCCACGCCCCGCCACTATTCACATTGGCGTCAAGCGTGTGCGTTAACTTAATGACGTTATGATCGCCCGTCGCCATCGGGATAACACTTTCAACATGAATCATCTGGCGTAATTTAACGCTCGGATTAAATAGGAACGTCACCTGTATGCCCTGCGAGTTAATCGAGGGATATCCGAGCATTCCGGACTGCGCATTGATTGTCACGTAAGGCGATTGGCGATAGGCGTTATTGGGCAAAAGAATGATTGTCTCGTCATCAAGAATAATGTCCGCGCCGATTGCATTGGCAACCGTTCTCATTTTCGTAATGACGTCACCTTGCACGAGACAGTTAGTAATTTGAGTCGTTACCCCTTGATTAACAAACGAGTAACCGGCTTCATTAGCAAACTGCCGAATAATGTCAGCAGCCGGAACGCTTCCCTCGACTGACACCGGCACCGAAGGCGCTTGCGCTGCATAAATACCGGAAAACGCTTTCAATTCGAAGCGCGCCTCACCGCTTGAATCGCATTGCATTGAGCCGAAAGATTCTTCACCGACAAAAATCAGCGGCAGTTTTTCCGGATCACCTTCACCGGCGTAAATCTTCACGCGGTTTCGGTAGGACTGAAAAGCGACGTGCCCCTTCATGGAGAGGGCTTTCATTTTGCTTAACTCAAGCCCCCAGATTGTGACATTCGCTTCGGGAAAGGCAGGGAAACCCGGCTTAATCACTTCGACGTGCATCGGCAAATCATCAATAATGACGATATCGTTACCGTCATCAAACTTCCCGGCTCTCAATGCGATTTCAATGCGAATTCGCTTAGTTGTGAACGGCCCTTGCATTGGTTAACTCATCGTAAAGTGTTTCGTCAGGCGAGACGTAGTAGAGCTGCCATCTATCCCCCAACTCTTCCCATTGAGGCGAATCCTTGCCCTTGTTATCGACAAAATAGAGCGCTCCGGAAAAGCCTAAAACCTCCGAGCCGTTGATGACGCTACCGATTGAACACAAAGCGTTCTGATAAATCAGCGCATCCTCTACCCAAAGCGTTAAATACAGATGAGAGCCTAGCTGGCGCACCTGAATATCACACTCTTGATCGTTCAATAACGTAGAGCAATACTGGTTAGGCAATGCCTGCAATTCAACTCGGCAAATCATGCGTCACCTCGAATCCAACCGCCGACGTTATCACTTAGCGCTTTTCTCATCTTCTGAGTATCGACAGTCGATAGCGTCGGAGCGGCAACCTTTCCGACGTTTTGCTTAGTCGTGGCGGTAGCGTTTTTCACTTGAGAGGGCTTACTCATTCGAGCCGTTTGTACTTCGACTTGCCGAATTTCTTGAAGCACCAAGTCAATGACGCTTCTTGAGGCGCCCCGGTCAACGGTCCGCGAATATCTCAAACCCGTGATATTCATGTCGGAATACGTCTCAAAAGGCGTGATAACCGACACTAAATCCGTCGAGTTTTTAATCTTTCGCAGCGTTTCAATGGATTGCTGCTGCTCTGATTGCATACCGTCCAAAACAACCGTCAAAACGATTTGAACCGGCAAAGGCACTTTGTTGTAAGAAACGAAAGAGCCTTTTTCAATGATTGACGTAGCGACGTTGCTATCGTCCGTGAATTCGGCGGCTAGGATCGTTTGCAGCGGCACTAAGTTTTTATTGTCGCTCGTCAGAATTGCCCAGCCGTTGTTATATTCATAGCCTAAATCAAGCGGTACGAGGCTTTGAAGCGATTGTGCTGCATTGGCGAGCTGATCCTGATAATTCTGGAAAATCATTAGTAGCTATACCCCGTTTCAGCGTAAGCCGTCATGGATTTATAACCATTCATGCCCGAGGCGATACCGTCCTGCGCGGCCTTTTGAATTACCTTCGGATTGCCACCAGGCGCATCAATGTTGACCGTGTTTTCAACATGATTATTAACGACACCGGAGCGAGAGTTATTGTGAATCACGCTCGGAGCAACACTCATCGCTGACGTGTTTTGCTTCAAGTTGGCTCTTGCCGTTTGCTCATCCATTTCTTGAGGCATGAGCAATCCGCCGATTGCGTTAATTAAGAATCCAATCGGTTTAAACACCGTCAACAATACTTCGCCAATCGCTTTGAAAACCGCTTTGACTTTCTCCGCTTTGATACCAACAGTCTCAAAAAGGCTGCCGATAACCGAATCAGCGCCTCTAAAGAAGTTAATTAAGTCGATTACCCCGGCGATGAGTAGCGATATCATCGCAAGGACTGGGTTAGCCCTCATTGCTGCGGTAATTAAAGCAAACGCTCCAGCGACTGCCTTACCTAGCGACATGAAAGCCGTTGCGGCCATGCCGATTGCCTTAACGACAATCATTGCCGAAGCGGCGTAACTGATCAAAGTCGAATGATCGGCGAAAAACGACGATACGGCCTTAGCGATTTTTAAGAATGTTTCAATCGCAGGTGAAAGCGTTTGAAGAACGGCATAAGCCAAATCCATGCCCGATTGCTTGAGCTGATTCCAAGCTTTCTGCATTTCCCACGCACGCTTTGCCTGCTCTTCGGTAATGCCGTTTTCCATCTGATTGGCAAGTTCAGCCGTCAGATTTTTGCCTTCACGCAAAAGAGCAATCGTGCTAGGCGAAAGCCCCATCATCTGGCCGTAGATTCTCGCTTTTTCAATCGGCAGGCGGCTCATCACCCTTGAGAGGTCCTTCAAAACCTCTGTGGCGCTTTTCATTTGGCCATTGGCTTTAAATAGCCCCACACCCAAATAAACAAGAACACCGGCCGCCTGGCTTCTGCCAGTCAATGCTGCCTCCTGTAAGGCACTTTGCAGACTAGCTAGAGAGCCCTGAGCGTCCTGAGCGGAATAGCCAAGGCTTTCAGCCGCACGCCCCCAGGCTGCGTACTCACGGGCAGGAATGCCCGTTTCTTTCGATGCTTTTTGAATGTTGTAGAGGCTTTGCTGCGCATTAACGAGCGACATGACGGAAGCCGTCACACCGAGCAATGGGAAAGCCGCTTTAACGACTTCGCCTAGAGAAAAGGTAATGCCTTTTCTGAGGTCATCGCCAACACGCTTCGACGTTTCCCCCATTTGACCCATTTTCTTTTCGGCATCATCCATGCCTTTGGAAAAATTGCTCGAATCAAGGCCAAGCGAGATAAAAAGTTCTGATACGATGTTAGCCATTTTGTTGCATTGCCTTCATGCGCTTTTCGTTGTAGTCCATGACTTGCCACTCGTTGTAATCGGCAACTCGTAGCATTTCGAACATATCGAGCGCATCATCTGCGGAAAAGTATTCGTCTAAGTCCCGATAGCTAGCGATCCGCCTCGTTACCAACACCCCGATTACTTCGCGCCCATCGGGGAATTGCTCGAATTTAATGCCACCGATATTTGTTGAAGCAGACCAAGCATTTTCTCTTTCAAATCGGCGGGCAGCGCGCCGACGATAAAAGAAAGATTGACCTTCAAACACTCCTGAAGCAGTTTCAGAACATTCGCCGGATCGGTCAACACTTCGTCAAGTCGTTCTCGAGTACACGGCGTAGGCGTTACCCCGTCTTTGTAAGTGGCGGTTATCAGCACCTCATCCATGAGTTTTTCGAGCGTTTCTATATCCATGCCACCGACTAAGCGCATGACGGCTTCGTCTAGCGTCGATCCGATATCACCGGCGTTAGTGTTTGAACAAAGAAACTTCGCAACCTTCGCCCCAAACAAAAGCCCGCGCGTGGCGGGCATCTGTTCGATCACAAAGTGAAAGTTTTTTCCGTCCTCTTGAAGGACAATTTGTTTAGTAATGCGAGCCATGTTTCACCTTTGTTAAAGCGTTGCGCAAACCACTTCGCGGAATTTGAAGCTAAACGGCATATTCTGCAAACGGTTTTGAATGCCAGGCATCGGCGGATAAGAAGTCATCACGCCGTCAATGAAAGTCACCACCAAATTCATGGCCGGGATCGTAATCACCAACTGAATTAAGTCTGGATTGCGAGCCGTTTCATTCGCCTGAGCCAACAAAAGCAGGTTTTTACTGCATCGGCTGCCAGGCATGAGGTTTATTTGCACCTCTTTAACTGTCGGGATGTACCAATAGCCGGCGCCGCCATCAATGCCTTTGACCATATCGGCGGCGTTCACACCGGCAACACTGATCGCGTCACCTTCGGCAAAGTTTTCGAGGGCAAAGCCGGCCGGAAACGTGCTGACCGTTGCCAAGTGAGCCGACATATCGGCAGAGGTTAAATTAAGAGTTTCTACCATTTTGATTCAGGCTCCTGATTAGAAGTAGGCGCTTGCCCCGAGTTCGACGTGATGAACCGCGCCCCCATACGTAAAGTAGAGGTCACAAATCGGCGTTTGACGGTTAGCACGGGCGGTTGCACCCGGATCGGCAACACGCAAGTACCAGCCGTTGTTGTAAATTTCCTGACTAACGTCCTGACCGATTGCCTCAATGAGTTGCGTCTTTTGCGTAGCCGAAAGCGTTACGCCCGGCTCAATGTAGCCATTTTGCAAGCCCTGATTGATCGGAGCCATGCACCACGTGCGAATCATTGTGTACCCTCGTTCGGTGTAAGGAACACGGTTAACCGACGTTAAGCCGTCCATGATCGTTCGCTGTAACGAGTTCGTCAGCCAAATCATGCCGCCGAGTTCGTCAATGAAGCGGTAAGAGTCACCGATCAATGTACCGAAAGACGACACGTCGAATTCAGCGTTGCGCGTGGCAAAGTTACCAAGGAAGTTGTAACGCTTGTTGGCCAACACTTCGGCAACATTGGAATTCGTCACATTAGCGGGAAGCAATGCGCTTCGCTTGAAAGCGTAGGTTTTCACGCCATTCGTGGCAGAGTAGTCTGTAGCTGCCTGCATCCCCATGAAGAAGGCGCAGTAGTTCGGATTGCCGTAAACCGGAGCCGTGTTGCTCACGCCTGCCGCATCAAGAACACTTGCAAGGTCAGCCTGACTTTGCGCAGAGGCTGCGTTATTGTCCGTCGTGTTCGGATAGTAGATAAAGCCGAAGTTAGCGCTGACCCATTGGGCAATTTCTTGAGCAAGGGCAGTTTCAGGCGTGTCAATCGTGGTAAACGTCACCCAATTTTGAGAAACGCCAAGCACATTCGAAACACATTCGGCAAACGATTGCGCGTCCGTGCCTTGCCACAATGCGGCGCCGTCATCTTGCGTCAAACCAAGAATCGGGCCAAGGTCCGTTCCGCCCGTTGCCGTCTTAGCGTAGTCAATCGTGGCCGTGCTGCCTGTTTCCGTTGTCGTGAAAATGAAAGCGTTAAGACCGGAGTTATATTGCCCAGTTGTACCAGTCAATTTACCGGCAATGGTAGTTGCCACGTCAGATAATGAAGTGGCTTCACTTAAATCAATGCCCGTTGCCTGAACGTCCGAGCCGTTAATAGGAACGGTCAAAACGCCGTCGGTAATCTTTTTCAAGTCAGCCAAAGTCGCCGTCATACCGAAGCCTCGAATCCATGCGGCCGTTGCTTCCGTCGTCAAACGACTAAAGTACAAAGCTTCAGGCGAGCGGGTTTTCTGTTCGTCCGCTTCCCAATAAACTTGAGCGAATTGATATTCCGGCGATTCATAGCCGAATTGCTCACCGACTTGATTAGCACTAGTAAAAATGTCGCAAATACTCGCGAGCGGGCTCTTTGTGAAAACCATGCCGTTAAATTGCAAGTCCGACGATCCCGCCCGGACCACGCGCGGCGTGACCTCCACGATCATTGAAGCGTTAATGCTCATTTGAATTTTCCTTAGGGTTTAAATTTGGCGTCAATGTTGATGACGTTCGGAATCACTTCCGTTGCGTAGTCTTGAGTTAGCCTTACGGCTTTCCAATAGCCGAGCGTTAGCGTTAAAGTCCAGCGCGCGACGTATTCGTCTGAGTCAAGTAATCCGGTGTTGTTTTGAAGTTGACCGCCGTACTGACAATCAATCCCATACTGTTTGAAGTGAGCGACGCCTTTTGACGAACGGGCAACCGTTTCGTAAGTCTGCGCCCGTTCCCTGGCGACGTTTAACCGCTTTGAGTAGCAATCTACTTGCACCGTCACTTCGACGTAGTTTTCAAGCTGCATCACCTCTTCGCCTTGACGTGTGTAGCGTTCGGCATTCGTACCGACTCGCACTTGACCGACGGGATAAACGGCGCAAAAGTCGTTGCCGTCAGACGGCGGTGTCACATTGTTTTGAAAGCCGTTTAAAACATGAAACTCGTCTTGCAGCGGCGGGATTGAGAATAGAACACAAAAATCAATGACAGAACGAACGAGAGTCGATTCTGTTACGTCAACAGGCGTCATCGCAAGAATCTCCTTCGACAATCATCGGCGTTCCTGTCGGTTGCAGCGTACACATCAAGCAAACCCAGCCTTCGTTTGAAAAATCCTCAATCACCGATCCGACGGTCCAAAGATTGCTTTGATGATCCTTGATGACGTCACCGGCTCGCCCTAGTGGCCGCCATTGAGCCCAAGGCCGCTTTGAGGGATCACCACTTGCATAGAGGTAAATGCGACGGGTAATCGTCATGGTTTCCAACGCTTCGAATTGCCGAATATCATTAGCTGACAGGCTTTGAAACTGGCATTTGACCGAAACAGGCGATTCATAAACCGCCGTTACTTCGCCATCCATGTCTCGCTCGAAACGCCCGGTTGAGCGATAAAGTTCACACGGGATATCTCGGTTAACGGCGTTAATCGTTCCCCTGACAATTTTGTGTAAGTTCAATCCCATGATTATCCGTAACGAAAAAGCCCCGATTGCGGTTAAGCAATCAGGGCTAGAGGCTAAGGGTTTAAAGAGTTATCGTTCCAATGCCTTGCGCATTGAAGCAAAGAACGTCTTTTTATCGGCTTTGCCGTCAAAGAATCCGGTTAAGAATCCTCGACCGTGTTTGTGCCAATACGCCTTCGCCTTTTGACTCATTTTCTGGCGTTTGGCTGTATCCCTGGCCAGGCCTTCGCGAACGGCATCAGTTCGATTAAGCTTTTGCACCTCGCCGAACAGGTCAACCGATTCTTTTGTTCCTTCGCTATAAAGGAAGTCAGCCATTTTCGATAACTTATTGGCGATACCACTTGAGCTGCGCGAGTTATCGGCGAAAACTTGAACGATTGCGCTTGCCGCATCGTCATCATCTTTTTCATTTAAAAATGACGTTTGGCGGGCTTCGTCTTGAAGCTTGTTGCCTGTCCGTCTGGCGTTCACGGCTCTTTCTGCCGCCGTGGCGACCAAATCCCGAACATCATAGCCATCGGGCAAGCCTTCTAGCTTTTGCATTTTCGGAGCGGCTTTGAGTAGCCCGGCAATCACAATCTGCGACTCTGGATCAAGCGCCTGCGTCATTAAACGAGTAAGCCCGTTGTTTTCATACGCTTTGGCGAAAATGGCCGCATTGAGGCGGTCCCTGGCATTGCGAGTCGGATTACCGTCAACATCAATCAAGCCGCCTTGCTCTGAAGAAGGCATCTGAGCGACAAACTCTTTGATCGTGTCAATCGTCGGTGTGCCGTCCTCATAGAAGGTCAATCGGTCAAAATCCACACGATTGCGATCATTGTTAGCGACTTCAACCGGCGTCATGCTAAGTTGCGTCGTCGTGTTCGACTTGTCGCCGATATCTGGCGTCACGTCTTTCGGCTGCATCACTCGAACAAGGATCGGATTTTTCATTCGGTCAATCACCTTTTCCGAAACGCCGTGAAGTTCGTCAATGGCCATTTCGTTAAGGTAATCATCCGCTGTACCCTGTTTGTAGGCTTGAGTTAAAGCCGTAATTCGCCCGTTGCCGGCGATTGCACGCATCTTTGACGGGTCATCCGAGTAGTAGTCCTTATTCGTGTTCCCGTTAATGTCGTTTGATGTTAAAACCTTATCTGCATCCACAACGGCGTATTGAACACGGTATTTAGTTCCATCGGGCAGAGTAGCCGTTGCTACACGTCCTAGCTGGCTTTTCGGGATCGATCCGTAAGCAACAACGGGCGCACCGGTTCCGAAATCCGAAGAGTAACCAAGGCGGCTGTAGTCAGGATTTTGTGCAATGGCATGCATTTGCATGATTGAACCCTTGTTGGACCGCTCACGGTTTTGAAGAATGTTTTCTTTATCAATTTTATCGGGCAACGTGAAATCCATCTTTCGTGATTCAGCGCGTGCCTTTCTGAGGCTCAAACGCTTTGCAGAACGTGCTTGACGGCGTTTCTTTGCCTCCATTAAACCGACCTTTTGACCGTTAAAACGTCCGCCCATGCCCCCTAAAATTGTTCCCGTTGTGGATTCAATCAGTACCGGACGACCTTTGTTTTCCTGACCATTTGGCTTTACTGTAATCCATTGAGCTGAGTCAGCGGCCATTTTCTTTTTTCGAGAAAACTCATAACCGGCTCGAAATGCCAATCCCAAATTAAATGCTGTAGGTTTCTTTTTCATGGGCAATAAAAAACCCGCCGAAGCGGGCTATTCTCGTTTAATAATCAGTCACACTAATTTTTCCGTCTTTGTCTTTTTCGATCTTACCGTACCGAATTTTCATGTATTCCTTGTAACTCTCTATGGCCTTCGGAGGGGCTTTATCTGTTAATGTAATCTTTGTAACCATTCCATCCTTATCGCGCTCTTCCTTGTACCACTCAGAATTCTCGTAAAAATACGGCCGTCTAATCATTTTTTAACTTCCTCTGTAGATATTCACCGAGAGCTTCACCTATCGGGTTCATTCTACCACCGTGAAGATTACAGAAAGCCTCAGCGAAAAACTCAGCGTTTGTCTTCTGGCCATATTCACTCATGTATTGTTCTATGAGTTGTTTTTTCGTTAATCCAGTCTTTTTCGATGCGATATCTAAGACTGCTGATCGGTGTTCGCCAATCAAAGCCATTCGCATTTCATAAGATGCATCTGAGTCGGGATCAAAATTTTGACTCCCTTTTGAATAATTTTCCCACTTTTCTCGAATAAGCATATTGTGAACAACATGACCAAGTTCATGATAAATCGTAGCTTTTCTTGCGAATTTATCGTCAAAGTCAATTGTCCATTTCAAGTCACGCATTTTTTTAGCATCGCGTGCCAAAAAAATAGTGCTTGTGAAAAATTTCGGGTTTAAAGTTATCTTCGCCCCATTTGTTGTGGCGAAAGTATTTTCATCAATATATTGGTTCCTTACAGAACCGCCGTTATTTGCTGCATATTCTACGAGCTGTGGATATTTTGAAAAGATGTGTTCAACACTCTCAGTCAGAATTCGAAGGGATTTTAAATTTAGTCCAATAAGGGTTTCATTGTCTGGTGTCAATCCTGCTATTCCAAGCCGATCACAACAGGCGGGATATGAATTTTTATCAGTCTGTTTTTCTAAGTCACGTTTCCATTTTTCGACATTCTGTTCCCACTGAATCCTTGCTTGCGATTTTTCTGGTTTTATTTTGTTGCTTTCGATGATTTTCTGTTTTAAGTCTGGATTGTTTGATAAGTATTTTAAGCGGTCAATCTTCGCCTGCGCTCCGTGTTGTTCCTCTTTTCCGCGCTTTGGCACTGCGGAAATATGCCTGCCGGTAAACTTGCCTCCCATGCCGCCTAAGACTTCACCTGTTTCCCCATCAATCAAAACAGGCTGACCCTTGGCTTTTTCTCCGCCCTTGGTCATGCCTTTCCCGTTCGGATGGACCGTGATCCACTTCGCATCGTCTTGAGCGAGTCGGCTTTGTACCGTGAAGCGTCGGCCCAAAGAAAAGGCCAGGCCAGCCCTGAATGCCATACCAAGTTTTCTTGGATCAGTCATTTTCTTAACTCATAAGTTATTGCGCCACGCATTGCACCAGATCGGATGAGTGCTTTCTTTCTGGCATTCCCACTATCCGCCTCAATCTTTCTCTTACGTCCATTGGCAGTAACGGCTTTCTGCGCCGCATAAATTTTTAATGTCAATTCGCTTCTGTCTGGGAATGTTTCTGAATCAACACCGTTGTTATCAATCGTTTTTTGTACGTCTTCGGCAGCTCTTTCACCGAGACTAACCATCGCCGCATCCAGATTGTCAATGCCTAACCGTTTTATTTCGTCAGCTAAAAAGTTTGCCCATTCTTTTTCTTTGGCTATGGCAGTCGCTCTGAGAAATGGCCTAGGGGGGTGTAGAAAATAAGAGCCAACCTTCACAGGCGCGTTTTTGAACCCTTGTTTCTTAACGTCGTAACCTAATAGCCCACTTAAATAAGCCGCTTGTTTACGTGTTGCGTGCCAGTCATATCCCTCATGGACGTAGTATCCATACGTGGCAATTTCCTCATCGTTTAGAATACCGACAGCCAAAGTCCCTGGGTCTTCTGCGTTTTTAAGTAATTTTTTGAGCCTGTCGTTCTTCAGCTTAACAGTCACAACTACTTTGCTATCAGCCATATCTAGCCCCATGGGTGATAGTTATTCCCTCGGTAGAATCGGCAACCAACCCGATAGCGTTTCGTCATCATCCAGAAAAGCGCACCGCACTTTGTTTGATACCACCATTGACCAACTTCGGAATTCGCTTGCAGGGCATCGATTGAAGCGGACGTGCTACCTTGACTAGCAGACGTCACCCGACCGGGCTGATCCATGCCGTTTGTTTCCAAAGTCGCCAAATGACACAATGCAGCGTACAAAATTGGTTGAATTGTGCTTTCGGGATACGGGAAGTTGCCTTCACCGTCCCCGAGCATTTCGACGATAACGGCCCAAAGATTTTCCAACTCTTGATCTGAGATGATTTCTTCATTTAAACCGGGATATATCGAACGGAATGTTTCAATATCCAACGCAAAAGGTGTCATCGTCGTTTTATTCATTAGTTCAATTCCTTCGGATCGGTTTCCTTGACTCCTACCGCCTTCGGATCAATTGGCTCAACACCGGTTTTCATTTCCTTGATCTCTGACTTAGCGGATTTGAAGCCCTTCACGTCACCGACTGGATACACGCAAGGCATACCGCCATCGCGTCCCGTGAAAGCCATTTCACGACCGTGAATTTGTAAGATTGCATCCCAATCTTTCTTCAATAGCGTCACACAGACTGCGTTACCAGGCAATGCCAAAATGCCATCGGATTTGCCGCGTAATGCTTTATTGACGCCAGGCAATACAACCGTTTTCGTTCCGCCCTTGCCGTCAGGAATGTCGCTAAATTTCAAGCCGAAAGGTAAGCAGCAAGCGATAGCAATCGTCTCTCCGACTTTCTCAATCTTTTCGGACTCGTCATCTAACGTAGAAGCGATTACTTCAGGCTCAACAACTTTTTTATCTTGAGTTTGATTCTTTGTGTTTCGTTTAGTGGCAGCCATTGTTTTTCCAACGAAAAAAAGGGCAAAGCCCGTGAAGGCCTTGCCCTAGATACAAAAAAAAGGTGCTGAACGCACCCGATTGATTAAATTAAAGCTTTATACGCCAATGGTATCCATGCGCTTTCCATCCTGTCCGAATGGCGCGCCTTATGCTTCCTGTGTCTTTTATCCCTAAAGCATCTTGAATTTCTCGATTGCTAGTGTAAGTTGATACAACATTCCAATCGTCATCAAGTTGTTCATATGTCTTAGCTATGGTATTTCCATGAATCATATGGTGTTCATGTGTGCTAATCCATATGCAGTTTTCGGGACAATAGTCTCCGTCGGAGTCTTTTCTGTGCAAATGCATCCCTTTTGCGTAACCGTGCAACATCGACCAGTCACGGAAATTTTCCCAAACTTTCCACTCGTCACACAGTTTGACACCCTTACCACCATAATTTTTGTAACAACAATAATTTGGGTTTGAGGTTGCCTGCATAATTCGTGTGTGGACTTTGTATAACGGCGTACGAGAGTCACCGTGTCGATAAAACCTTTTAATGTTTTTCTCTTTACGAATACATCCACACGACATCTGATGACCTATTGCATCAGCCCGAATTATGACTTCATTTCCACAGTCACAACGACAAAGCCATTTTGTGCCTCCGCGCTCAACCTTACCCGCAAAGGCAATTACCGTTAGCCTTCCGCTTTTCGTTCCTGTCCAGTCCTTGTATTTTCTATTGCGCTTTTGAGCCATAAATCACCTCTGAAATATGGCTCAATTATACAATTACATGCCAAGGATAATGGATCACACTCCGAGCATTGTTGCAATGAAATTCGGTCGGCGGATCACGCAACCCCACGTACCGCCAAACGCCTTTTGAACGTAAGAGGTAGAGTAGGTTTCCATACGTCCCATGCGCATCTTTTCAGAGTACGCCGTTTCGCCAGTTTGCTGACCGAGGTATTCCGGAACGGTCAAATACAACATGGAACCAGCCGTCGTTTGAAGTTCTGGCAGTTGGAAGATGACCATATTCGGGAAATTTTCCTTCAACATTTGAAGGGCCGTGATGCCGAAACTATTCGGCACCGTCAAATAGCTGTAGCGGTCAGTTGCAACGGCCAAAACAAAGCGGCTATTCTGGTCAATGTTACCGCCATTCTTGCTCATCAATGCCGTAACCAGCTTGTTGATGTCATTAAAGATGACGTTTGAGATAACAGCGTTATTGCCTTGATCGGCAACCTTGTCTGCCCACGTCGTCTTAGAATTCACGCTAACCGGCGTTTCAGATTCAGGCAAGTTAGGATCGTTCAATGCACCGTAAATGCGTTTATTGGCCACACCGTAAAGGTAGAAGCGGTTATGCGCACGAGCGATGATTTCGGCAGCGGCGCGTTGCTTGTCGCCAGCGTAGTTCAAACGAGCTTTAGCAGCCGTTGCTTGCTCACGATCCCCGTACTTGATTGCCGTTTCGAAAATGAAGTTTTCACGATTCGGGAATTCGTAGTTGACGTCGCTAGTCGTGGAATTCGTGAAATCGCTATACGGCGTAACGTCACCGACTACTTCAGAAACCGGGAAGGTCATGAAGCGATCAGTCCAATCACCGATCTTGCGTTCGCTGAAAAGCTTCGTTGCCGCCATGATCGCAAAAAGCACTTCTGTGATTTGCGGATCAAGATAAGTAACGTAAGCAGCAGGGATACCAATGTTCGGCACGGTGCTTAATGCAGCGTCCTGAGCAATTTTCTCATCCGAGAGCTTGTAGTAATCCGTGACAATATGACCGTTGTCATCACGATGATACGGCATCACATCCACAGCATACGGCGAGCTAATGCCTACCTCTTGCAGGCGTAAGATATTCTCTTTCATTTTGATTCAAATCTCCTTTTCTGATTAGTCATCTCCGCCTACGCCACCTGTGGTAGCTGGCTTAATGGCAAGCCCACGATTAGAAATAATGATGATGTCGCCTGCCTGCTTTGCCGCGGTCATAACAACCCAACCTGTATCGTTTGTGGCTCCCGCGTCGCCGTACGTCACAGTGCCGTTCGCTGGATCGCACAAAACGG